AAGCAGCTGGTGTTCCTCAAAGCACTTTCTCGCGCTGGGTGGATGATGATGCTATCCTTGCGGAAAACTACGCACGCGCGAGGGAAGACTTGATCGAACGCATGGCCACAGAGATCATGGAGATCAGCGATCAAGACGTTGGTGTGGCCGTTGATGGCAAGAAAGACTGGGCGGCAGTGCAAAAGCACAGACTACAAGTTGACACACGCAAATGGCTTTTGTCCAAGCTGGCCCCAAAGAAGTTTGGCGACAAGATCGAAGTTTCTGGCGATCCTGCCAATCCCCTGGTGCAAAGAATTGAGCGCGTGGTCGTCAAGGCATGACCGTCCTGCAACTTGCCACCCCAGAATGGGCGCTGCCTCTGATGGAGGCCAGCCGCTACAAAGGCGCATGGGGTGGCCGAGGCTCCGGCAAGTCCCACATGTTTGCCGAGCTGATGATTGAGGCCCACATCATGGACCAGAAGCGGCGCAGCGTCTGCGTGCGCGAGGTCCAGAAGTCGCTGGCCCAGTCGGTCAAGCGCCTGCTCGAGACCAAGATTGAGCAGATGAACGCTGGCGCTTACTTCGAGGTGCAAGAAGCCGTCATCAAGTCCAAGAAGGGCGACGGCATGATCATCTTTCAGGGCATGCAGAACCACACAGCCGACTCGATCAAGTCGCTCGAGGGCTACGACTGCGCCTGGGTGGAAGAAGCCCAGAGCCTCAGCCAAACCAGCCTGGACCTGCTGCGGCCAACCATCCGCAAGCCCCAGTCCGAGCTGTGGTTCACATGGAACCCGCGCCAGCAGACCGATCCGGTCGATCACCTGTTGCGCGGCCCGACGCCTCCGAAGGACGCCACCGTCCTGAAGGTCAACTTCACCGATAACCCTTGGTTCCCAGACGTTCTGCGCGACGAGATGGAGTACGACAAGCGGCGAGATCCGGACAAGTACTCTCACGTTTGGATGGGCCAGTACCTGACCAACAGCAGCGCCAGGGTCTTCAAGAACTGGAAGATCGACGAGTTCGAGGCACCTCGAGACGCCATCCACCGCCTTGGCGCAGACTGGGGCTTTGCCATCGATCCGACCGTGCTGGTGCGCTGCCACATCATTGGCCGCACCCTCTACATCGACCACGAAGCCTACATGGTGGGCTGCGAGATCGTGAACACTCCCGAACTGTTCATGACCGTGCCCGAGTCCGAGAAGTGGCCCATCGTCGCCGACTCGGCCAGGCCGGAGACCATCAGCCACATGAAGAAGAACGGCTTTCCGAAGATCATGACGGCGGTCAAAGGCCCGAAGTCGGTCGAGGAAGGCATCGAGTTCCTGAAGAACTACGACATCGTGGTTCACCCACGCTGCATCCACACGATTGACGAGCTGACCCTTTACAGTTATAAGCAAGACCCACTGACAGGTAAGATTCTGCCGATCCTGGAGGACAAGAAAAACCACGTCATCGACGCCTTGCGATACGCCTGCGAGGCGGTGCGGAGGTCCAGTGCGGCCAAGCCTGCCGTCTTCACGCCTTTGCCAAACGTAAAGAAGTGGTGAGACAATCGCACAAATTGAGGAACTAATTATGGCCAGAATCTCCAACGACCAGCGCCTTGCCAATCTTCACACAGAAGCCTTGGCGCAGTTCGACGATGTTCAGAGCGCACTGCGCGATGAGCGCCTGCAGTGCCTGCAGGATCGGCGCTTCTACAGCCTGGCAGGCAGTCAGTGGGAAGGCCCACTCTGGGACCAGTACGAGAACAAGCCGAAGTTCGAGGTCAACAAGATCATGCTGGCCGTGATCCGAGTGGTCAACGAGTACCGCAACAACCGGATCACGGTGGACTTCGTGTCCAAGGATGGCACCGAGAACGACAAGCTGGCCGAGGTCTGTGACGGTCTCTACCGTGCCGACGAGCAGGCATCAGTCGCAGACGAGGCCTACGACAACGCCTTTGAGGAGGCGGTTGGAGGTGGCATCGGAGCCTGGCGTCTGCGCACCGTCTACGAGGACGAGGAAGACCCAGAGGACGACCGGCAGCGCATTCGCATCGAGCCGATCTTCGACGCTGACAGCTCGGTGTTCTTCGACCTCGGTGCCAAGCGCCAGGACAAGAGCGACGCCAAGTTCTGCTTCGTCGTCACCAGCATGACCCGTCAGGCCTACAAGGATACCTGGGGCGACGACCCGACCGACTGGCCCAAGATCATCCACCAGTACGAGTTCGACTGGTGTACGCCTGATGTGGTCTACGTGGCCGAGTACTTCAAGGTCGAAGAAAAGACCGAGACCATTCGCATCTTCCAGGCCATCGACGGCACCGAGGAGCGCTACAGCCAGGCCGACTTCGCAGCCGACGAGACCCTCGAGGAAACGCTGGCCGCCATCGGCACCCGCGAGGTGCGCCAGAAGAAGGTCAAGCGCAAGCGCGTGCGCAAGTACGTCATGTCCGGTGGCCGAGTGCTTGAGGACGCTGGCTACATCGCAGGCAACTGCATCCCGATCGTGGTCGTCTACGGCAAGCGGTGGTTCGTGGACAACGTGGAACGCTGCATGGGCCACGTGCGCCTGGCTAAAGATGCTCAGCGCCTGAAGAACATGCAGCTCTCCAAGCTGGGCGAGATCAGCGCACTGTCCAGCGTTGAGAAGCCGATCCTCACGCCTGAGCAGGTGGCTGGCCATCAGGTCATGTGGTCCGAGGACAACCTCAAAGACTACCCGTACCTGCTGATCAACCCGATCACAGACCAGAACGGAAACCAGGCCGTCAGCGGTCCGGTGGCCTACACGAAAAGCCCACAAATCCCGCCTGCGATGGCAGCGCTCCTGCAGATCACCGAGACCGACATGCAGGACATCTTGGGCAATCAGCAAGGCGCTGACAAGATGGTGAGCAACATCTCCGGCAAGGCCGTTGAGATGATCCAGGCCCGAGTCGATGGCCAGGCCTACATCTACATGAGCAACTTTGCCAAGGGCATGAAGCGCTGCGGCGAGATTTGGCTCTCAATGGCCCGTGACATCTACACCGAAGAAAAGCGCAAGATGAAGACGGTGGCGGCCACTGGCGAGGCTGGCATGGTCGAGCTGATGCAGCCGAGCATTGACCAGGAGACCGGCGAGGTGGTCATGCAAAACGACCTGTCCAGCGCCACCTTTGATGTGATTGCAGACGTTGGCCCATCCAGCTCGAGCAAGCGCCAGGCGACCGTCAGGGCGCTGACCGGCATGCTCTCGATCACGCAAGACCCAGAGACCGCACAGGTGCTGACGGCGATGGCCATGATGAACATGGAGGGCGAGGGCGTCGGCGATGCCAATGCCTACTTCCGCAAGAAGCTGCTGCGCATGGGCGTGGTCGAGCCGACCGATGACGAGGCCCAAGAACTCATGGCCGAGATGCAGGGCAAGCCCCAAGACCCGAATGCCATGTATCTCCAAGCCGCTGCCGAGGAGGCCACCGCCAAGGCGGCGCAGGCCCGTGCCAACACGGTCAAGACCGTGGCCGACGCAGAACTCAGCCGAGCCAAGACGCTCGAGACGCTCGGCAAGGTTGACGAGACAGCCCAGAACATGGCGCTCACAAATGCAGAGGCCGTGCAGGAGATTCTGCGTGGCCAGATCATTCAGCCTGTTGTCAGGTAAATGAAAAAGCGCGAGAATGTGATAAACGGCATCCACCCAGCCGTGTCAATGGGTGAGTTTGATGGGGTCAGAGAATGAGTAAAAAGGCAGTATCAGGAGATGAAAGCCAAGACGACGAAACCGTAGTTATTGAGGACGAAGGCCAAGGCTCTGAGCAAGAAACCAGCGAGTATCAATCCACTGGTGACCAGGGCGATGGACAGAATGCCGAAGATGGCGAGGGCGAATCGGACGAGGTGATTGTCTCCATTGGTGAGGAAGCGCCACCTCCCGAAGAACAGACTCACGCGCCTGAATGGGTGCGCGAGCTGCGTAAGACGAACCGAGAATTGCAACGTCAAAACCGCGAGCTACATAGCAAGCTGCAGACAACCGCACAGACTGAGACCAAGCCGGTCGTGCTGGGACCAAAGCCGAAGCTGGAAGATCACGACTACGACGCTGACAAATTCGAGGAGGCACTGGCTGGTTGGTTTGAGCGCAAGCGAAAAGCCGATGAGATGCAGGCTGCGCAGGAAGCTGAAGTTATGAATCAGCAGAAGGCGTGGAAGGCAAAGCTGGATGGCTACGGCAGGGCGAAAGCCGAGCTGCGAGTCAAAGATTTTGAGGATGCCGAGGCCGTGGCCCAGGAACTCTTCAACATCACCCAGCAGGGCGTGGTGCTTCAAGGTGCAGATAACCCTGCGCTCGTCATTTACGCACTCGGCAAGAATCCGAAGAAGGCCAAGGAGTTGTCCGACATCAAAGACCCCGTGAAGTTTGCCTTTGCGGTAGCGAAACTGGAGAAAGAATTGAAAGTTACCAACCGTAAGGCAGCCCCGCCACCCGAGAGAATAGTGTCAGGAACTGGCCGAGTATCTGGGGCGGTGGACTCAACCCTTGAACGGCTGCGAGAAGAAGCGGCTCGTACTGGCAACATGACAAAGGTCATCAAGTACAAGGCGCAAAAGCGTGCAGCTTCAAAATGACATTTTTTAGGAGTTAACCATGTCCAATAGTTTCTCGAAAGAAGAGCGCGTTGCGTTTGAAGACATCCTCGAAGGTTTCCAAGACCTGCTGGTGCTGTCGCGTCACGTGAACATCTACAACACCGACCAGACGATGATGGCTCGTACCAACGACACCATCTGGCGTCCGCAGCCTTACATCGCGCAGTCCCAGAACAGCACTCCTGGCACTCCCGTGACGTATCAGAACATGACCCAGTTGGCTGTTCCTGCAACTCTGGGTTTCAGCCAGACCGTGCCCTGGACCATGACCACCCTCGACCTGCGCGATGCGCTGCAAGAAGGTCGTCTGGGCGAGTCTGCCAAGCAGAAGCTGGCCTCCGACATCAACGTGGCGATCATGAACGTGGCGGCTGCCCAAGGCACGCTGGTTGTTCCTGTGTCCACCGCTGCCGGTGACTACGATGACGTCGCCCTGTGCGACACCATCATGAACGAGCAGGGCGTGCCTGACTACGACCGTTTCCTGGGCCTGTCCAGCCGTGACTACAACGGTCTGGCCGGTAATCTGTCCCAGGCTTCGCGTTCGTTTGGAAACCAGAAGTCGGATCGTGCTTACGAGCGCAGCTTCGTCGGTATGGTCGCTGGCTTCGACACCTACAAGTTCGACTACGCCAACCGCATCGCTGTGGCCGGTGGTGGCACGACCACCATCGACACCACTGGTGCCCAGGCTCAGTACGTGCCGCAGGCCACCTCGACCGCTGTCGGCGGCCAGATCAACGTGGACAACCGCTACCAGTCTGTCGTCGTGAACAACACGGTCGGCGTGGTTGCTGGCGATTGCTTCACCATTGACGGCATCGAGGCAGTGCATCACATCACCAAAGTGTCCACTGGCCGCCTGAAGACCTTCCGAGTCATCAGCGTGACCAACAGCACCACGATGGTGATCAGCCCTCCGATCATCGCGGCCACCGCACCGGCCACCGATGCAGAGCTGCAGTACAAGAACGTGCAACTGGTTGCCGCTTCTGCCGCTGCACCGCTGAACTGGCTGAACACTGGCGCTTCGGCGATCAACGTGTTCTGGCAGCGCGATGCTCTGGAAATCTTGCCTGGCCGCTATGCCGTCCCGTCCGATGCTGGCACCGCAGTGATGCGTGCCACCACCGACCAGGGCGTCGAGCTGGTGATGCAGAAGTTCTACGACATCGACAGCATGGTGATCAAGTACCGCCTCGACACCCTGTTCGGCGTGGTCAACAAGCAGCCTGAAATGTCCGGCGTCTTGTTGTTCAATCAGCCCTAAGCTGAGCTAGAGAGGAAGGGGCTTCGGCCCCTTCTTCTTTCCACATTTCAAGGAGCGCATCATGCCGTTGACCAAGGGTTATTCGCAGAAGTCCATCAGCAAGAACATCTCCAAGGAGATGAAGTCTGGCATGCCTCAGAAGCAGGCCGTGGCCGTGGCCCTGTCCACTGCACGCAAGGCTGCAATGAAGGCTGGCAAGCCCAGCAAAGCACCTGCAAAGGCCAAGAAGTGAAGCAGGGTCTCTACGCCAACATTCACGCCAAGCGCGAGCGCATCGAGCGCCAGAAGGCCGCAGGCAAGACGCCTGAGCGCATGCGCAAGCCTGGCACAAAGGGCGCACCGACCAAGGCCGCATTCGTGGCGTCGGCCAAGACAGCAAAGGCAAAGAAATGAGCGTGTTCCCCTCATTGGTCTACAAAAGCCCAGGCATCTACCAAAAGCCAAACGGGAAAAGCTACGGCTTTGCCAGCGTACAAAGCCAGGAAGAACTGGACGAGAAGCTGGCCGATGGCTGGTTTTTGTCGGCTGCAGAGGCCATCGAGGCGGCAGGCGACAGCGCATTTCCTCCGACCAAGCCCAGGCCAAAGTGGGCGATCAAGCCCGTCAAAAAGAAAAAGCCAGCCAGGCCGCTGGACTGGCGCGAGCAGGCCAAGGCCAAAGCCGCTGCCGCAGCAGTTGTGCCGGTGGCAGAGCCTGAGCCGAAGCAGATCGAAGACGATGCACCGCCAACCCGTGAAGAGCTGGAGGCCAAGGCCACAGAACTCGGCATCCGATTTGATGGTCGCACAAGGGACAAAAAGCTGGGACAATTGATCCAAGATCGGCTGTCCGAGCAAACGGGAGAATGACATGGGATGGACCAAGCGCCAATTCATCGAGCAAGCCTTCGACGAGATCGGCTTGGCCTCCTACGCCTTCGACCTCGGCCCAGAGCAGATGCAGTCAGCACTGCGCAGGCTTGACACCATGATGGCCGCATGGAATGCTCTGGGCATCCGGCTGGCTTACCCGCTGCCATCAAGCCCACAGGACAGCGACCTTGACGAGCAGACCAACGTGCCGGACAGCTCCAACGAGGCCATCTACACCAACTTGGCCATCAAGCTGGCCCCGAGCTACGGCAAGCAGGTGATGCCAGACACCAAGGCCACGGCCAAGGAGTCCTACAACACGCTCCTGTCCCGTGCGGCCATGCCGATGGAGCAGCAGATGCCTGGGACCATGCCATCCGGTGCAGGCAACAAGCCCTGGCGCGTCTACGACGATCCGTTCTTGCGCCAACCCGTCGATCCACTCCTGGCAGGCCAGGACGGGCCACTCGAATACAACTGAGGACAACCAGCCATGCCAACGATCAATCAACTTTCACCACTCACGCAGTTATCTGGTGGAGACCAGTTCCCGATCTACGTGCCGAACAACGGCGACGCACGCAGGGTCTCGGTCACGCAGCTCCTGCAGTATTTCCAGCAGACGTTTGCAGCCCCGACGGTATCCACCAATCTGTACACGCCTGGGACCGGATTCAACATCACGGTTCCGACGCCAACCACCGAGCAGCAGTGGATGCTGATCCAGCCTGCTGGCACCTTGGCCGCTGGCACGGTCACGCTGCCGCTGAATACTGGCGTGCCTGATGGCACCCAGGTGCTGGTGACCACCACCCAGATCATCACCAGCTTCACGCTGGCCTTGAATGGTGCGGCGGCATCCTTTGGCGCACCGACCACGCTGGCCGCTAATGCCTTCTTCACGATGCGCTACTACCAGGCCACGAATTCTTGGTATCGGGTGGCCTGACATGGCCACGAAAGACAGCCGCCTGGCTCGCGTTGGAGTGGAGGGCTACAACAAGCCCAAGCGCACGCCATCGCACCCGACCAAAAGCCACGTTGTCGTGGCCAAGGTCGGCGACCAAGTGAAGACCATTCGCTTCGGCCAGCAGGGCGTCTCAGGCAGCCCAAAGAAGGAAGGCGAGTCCAATGCCGACAAGGCTCGGCGCGAGTCTTTCAAGGCCAGGCACGCTGCCAACATTGCCAAGGGCAAGATGAGTGCTGCATATTGGAGTAATCGCGTGAAGTGGTAAACAATCCAAAATGGTGCTACAGTGTTCCAAAGGAGCAATGTATGCCAAATGGACTTCTAAAGTATGAGGTGCGGTGTCCAAACTGCGAGGAAAAGAGAATGGTTCGATCTGATGTCCTATCGAAATTGCAGAAAGAAGGAAAGCCTTTGATCTGTAAACCGTGCCATAACAGGCTGCGGTTCGATGGACGAGACCACCCGCGCAAAGGCACTGGCGTGAAAAATGACCCAGCCTTGTCAAGGACACGCGCAAGCTACTACAAGGCAAGACAGCGCAGCCTGGCTGGCGCAAAACACCACGCATGTTATGCCGAAGTGGAATTCAGATTTGTTTCATTGCAGCAACTAATTGATTGCATTGGCGTTAGGCCTGAAGGCATGACGCTTGACCGCATTGATCCTCTTGGCCACTATGAGCCAGGCAATGTGCGATGGGCCACAATGGCGCAACAAAACGCAAATCGTCTGCCCCGTGGCTACTGGCAAAAGCAAAATCAAATGGCGGCTTAAATGCAAGTTCCAATCCTCTCCGGCATCTACGCTGACAACACGCCAGAACTGCGCACCGCATACCCTGTGAACATGGTGCCGGTGCCAAAGGCGTCTGGCATCAGCAATGGCTTTCTGCGGCCTGGCGACGGCATCGTGGCCAACGGCACAGGCCCAGGCGTTGACCGTGGCGGCATCAACTGGAACGGCGTCTGCTATCGTGTCATGGGCACCAAGCTGGTGACCGTGGCCAGCAATGGCACTGTGACTGTGCTGGGCGATGTTGGTGGGCCAACCACAGAGCTGGTGACGATGGACTACAGCTTCGATGTGCTGGCCATTGCGTCCGGTGGCCGCCTGTACTACTGGATTCCGGTCAACACAACAGCGACATCGGTCTGGAACCCAACAGCTCCCATCTTGCGGCAAGTCACAGACCCAGACCTTGGCGTGGTGCTTGATGTGGTATGGGTGGATGGCTTCTTCATGACCACCGACGGTGCCAATTTGGTCGTCACTGAGCTGTCAGACCCGATGCAGGTCAACCCGCTGAAGTACGGCAGCTCCGAGGTTGATCCAGACCCTGTGGTGGCACTCATCAAGCTGCGCAACGAGGTCTATGCCCTCAATAGCAACACGCAAGAGGTGTTTGACAACGTGGGCGGCGCACTGTTTCCTTTTCAGCGGATTGACGGCGCACAAGTTCAAAAAGGTGTGATTGGCACGCACGCTTGCTGCACCTATCTGGAGCGCATCGCATTCTTGGGCGGTGGCCGCAACGAAGCGCCAGGCATTTATCTTGGCGCAGCAGCAACCACCCAGAAAATCAGCACGCAGGAGATCGACACCCTGCTACTGCAGTACACCGAGGCGCAACTGGTCAAGGTTAAGCTGGAGGCACGCAACGACAAGGCGCACCAACACCTCTACGTTCACCTGCCAGACCGCACGGTGGTATACGATGCCTCGGCCAGCGAGGCGCTTGAGCAGCCCGTCTGGTTCACTCTGACCACGGCTGTGGTCGGCTTTGCTCAATACCGCGCACGCAATCTGGTCTGGGTCTATGACAAGTGGCTGGTAGGCGATCCGCAAAGCAGCAACATCGGCTATCTGGTGCAGGACACCGGCCACCACTGGGGACAGCAGGTGCGCTGGGAGTTCGGCACGCTCATCGTTTACAACGAGGGCAACGGCGCGATCTTTAACCGCCTTGAGCTGGTCGCATTGACCGGCAGCGTGGCGCTGGGCAAGAACCCGCAAATCAGCACCAGCTACAGCGTCAACGGCCTGTCCTGGAGCCAGGACCGCAGCATCAGCGTCGGCACCATTGGCAACACCGCCAAGCGCCTGGCTTGGTTCCAGCAGGGACACATGCGCAACTGGCGCATCCAGCGCTTTCGTGGCGACAGCGATGCCCATGTGTCGTTTGCAAGGCTTGAGGCCCAGATCGAGGCATTGGCGTACTGATGGCAACCGCACCCGTCTCCCGCAGGCTGAACCTGACACGCGACCAGCTCGCGCAGTTTCTGACCGACCAGCAGCAGATCAGGCAGTTCGAGCTGCTGTTTGCTGCTGTGGACGAGCTGCAGGCCATTGTTGGCACCGACTTCGAGTACCAGGCCGACACAGCGGCAGCCACGGCCAACGAGGCTCTGGCCCAGATTGCAGCACTGGCGCAAGACACAGCCGTTGAAGATGCAGTTCTGAACGCCAAGATTCAGCAGGCACTGGACGCGATTCCAAGGCTGGCCCAAGTGCTCAACCTGCTGGCTCTTGCGCCAGTAGAGCAGCACAACAACTCGGTCACCACCGACTACATCGACTTCAATACCAATGCACCTGATCCGGCCACGAAGGTCGGCAGGTTGCACTGGAATGGTGGCTACACGCTCAACCTGGACATGACGCCAAACGTCAACCAGTCCATTGGCGAGTCGCAGTACTACTACATCAAGGCCTCGGCCAACATTGCCAAGGGGCAACTGGTGATGTTCGATGGCGCTGTAGGCTCGTCTGGCGTGCTCAAGGGCAAACCATCGACCGGCTTGACCAATGGCCAGCTTGTCATGGGCGTGGCGGCAGAGGCCATTGTGCTGAACGACTTCGGCTTGGTCTCCAGTTTCGGTCTGGTGCGAGGATTCAACACCACAGGCACGCCTTATGGCGAAGTCTGGGCAGATGGCGACATCCTGTACTACAACCCATCGTTTGCTGGTGGCCTGACAAAGAATCTGCCACAAGCCCCAATCCCTCATGTGGTGGTGGCTGCGGTGGTCAATGCTGGGTCTGGAGGATCTGGCTCCGTATTTGTCAGGGTTCAAGCTGAGCCGCTGGTCGGCCAACTTTCAGACGTCTACGCTCCAACACCGGCAACCGGCGACGTCCTCATTTACGATGGCGTCCAGCAACGCTGGGAGAGTGGGCCATTGACGTCAGCCGCCTTACCTGCATTTGTCAAATCTAACTTGGTGCTCACATGGCTTTCGATGTAATCACCCCAACCAAGCTGGGCCAGGCTGCGATCACCACTGGCGTGACCACGCTTTACACGGTCCCAGCCAGCACTCGCACGCTGCTCAAAGAGTTCAGTATTGCCAACACCACGGCAGCGGCCATCAATGTGCGGGTGTTTCTGGTGCCTTCTGCTGGCACGGCAGGCACGACAAACGCCTTCCTATACGATGTGTCTGTACCGGCCAACAATGCCCTGCAGTACAACGGCGTGCAGGTTATGAACGCAGCCGAAACCATCCAAGTTCAAGCAGCATCGACAGGCCTGACAATCACGGCCAGCGGTGCTGAAGCCACATAAGGAGCATGACATGACCGTAACCATCAAGGTGCTGATTCCTGCCAAGCAGGCCGAGAACAGCCAGACAACGCAGTACACGGCGACGAACTGCAAGACCATCATCGACAAATTCACGGCCACCAACACCAGCGCAGGCAACATGACCATCAGCGTCAACTTGGTGACCAGTGGCGGCAGCGCAGGCGCGAGCAATTTGATTGTGGACACCCGTGCCATCGCACCAGACGAGACCTACACTTTTCCCGAGCTGGTGGGCCAGGCCTTGGAGCCTAGTGGCTTCATCTCCACCGTTGCAAGCGCAGCCACATCGTTGACAATCCGCGCATCTGGCCGCGAGATCACCTGATAGGAGTAAGACATGGACTACGCAAAGATGCCGAAGATGATGATTTCTGGGTTTGGCGGCATTCCCTATGAGGAAGAGTTCCTGACCACAGCCGAGAACAAAAAGAACACCCAGGTCGCCATCGACGACTGGATGCTCGGACCTGAGAACCCAAGCAACGAGCCGACAGCCAACAAGACTTTCTGGGTTGCAGTCGGCAAGGCCATGCAGTGCGATGAGAAAGAGGCCCGTCGGCGGCGCTGCTCGAACTGCGAGTATTACGACAACTCGGTCGAGATGCAGCTCAAGATGGAGCGCATCCCGCGCAATGAGTGGGACACCGACGCTGGTTTCAGGGGCTACTGCGAAAAGCTGGAGTTCATCTGCCACGATCTGCGGGTCTGCCAGGCCTGGGAAGAGCGCGAAGACGAAGAAGATTGACGAGATGTCGAAATGTGGGAAAATGCAGTCGCTGAGCCTATCGAGCCGCCAGCAGCTCACCCTGAAGAGGAGCTGCGCATGACTGGTGTCGATTGGCTGAAGGAGAACCTGCAAAGGTCTCTTGCGCTTCCTGCGCCAGCCGTCGAGTGGCTGCTCATGCTCTATGGTGCCATTCAGGTCTTTGACGATGTGGCCGATGGTGATCCAGTCGAGCGCGAAGACCTAAATGCGGTGATCTGGAACAGCCTGGTTGGCATGGGCCAGAACGCATTCTGGCAGGCAAACGCACCAACACTCTCTCCCATCGTTGCCTCAATGATTCTCAAATGGCAGGCATCTGACCAGGCCGAGCGAGCAGGCAAGGCCGATGCGCGATCATTCGTCTGGCGTGCCGGATACTATGACGTTGTGCTGATCGCTGTGGCGCTGTGCCACGGCACACAGCGTGCTACAGAAGCGGCGTCTCAAGTCATGGGACTGTATGGCGAGACGCTCGAAGACTACATGAAGGAGTTCAGCCATGCCTGATCCAGTAACTGGCTTAATCGTTGGAGGCACTCAACTGCTCGGCGGCATGATGCAGGCCGATGCAGCAGGCGAGGCCGCAGGTATTCAAGCAGGCGCAGCAGAGGCTGGCGTAGCAGAGCAGCGCAGGCAGTTTGATGCCCTGCAAGCCTTGCTCAAACCTTACACAGAGGCAGGTCTACCTGCGCTCCAGCAACAGCAGGCCTTGCTTGGCCTACAAGGTCCAGAGGCAGAGCAGGCAGCCATTGAGCGCATCCGAGGTGGCGAGACTTTCCAAGCACTAACCCAGCAAGGCGAGGAAGCCCTGTTGCAGCGTGCTTCGGCCACTGGTGGCCTGCGTGGTGGCAACATCCAGGCAGCACTGAGCGAGTTCCGGCCACAGCTCCTGTCCAGCCTCATCGAGCAGCAATACGGACGTCTGGGCGACATGACGCAATTGGGCCAGCGGTCTGCTGCTGGTGTCGGCGCTGCTGGTATGGAGACCGGAACCAATGTGGCCAACCTGCTGGCTCAGCAGGGCGCAGCCCGTGCTGGTGGCGAGCTGGCCGAGGCCAAGGCATTCAGCGGCCTGTTCAACTTGCCTGCTCAGATTCTTGGCTTTCAGTACGGTGCAGGCGGCAAGGCTGGCATGGGCTTCGGTTTTTAAGGAATAGAGCATGGCCACCATCAATCCATTCCAAGCCCCGATCAACTACGCAGTCGATGTGCAAAGCCCGTTTGAGGCTGCACTCGGTGGTTTTAAACTTGGCGCTGGCCTAGAAGAAATTAATGCAGCAAGGCAGAAGCGTGCCTTTGAGATGCAGCAACTACAAGCAGCCCAAGCACAGCAGCAACAGTATCAATCTGGCCTGAATGCCTTCTTCGCAAAGCCACCTGCCGAGCGCAGGATTGAGGAACTGCAGCCACTACTGGTCGGCGCAAACAAGCAGCAGTTTGATGCCTTGAAGCTGATCGGCGAGAACATGGGCGCTGAGAAGCTGGCTTCTTCCAAGCGTTTTACTTCGCAGGTGCTGCTGGCCCTTGAGTCAAATCCGGAGACAGCCAAGACGATCCTTCAAGAACGTATTGATGCCGAGACAGACCCAAACCAGAAGCGTGCATTTCAGAACATCCTGACGATCTCCGAGACAAATCCAAAAGGTGCAGCGGAGATGATGGAGTTTCTTGGCGTAGCCTCTGGTTTTGGTTCAGAGTGGTACAAAGGGATTTCTGATGTTCGGCAAGAGCGCAGGACTGCGGCTCTGCAACCATCAGCGCTTAAGAAGGCCGTTGCCGATGCAGATGCCGCTGTAGCAGATGCACAGAAAAAGGTTGCAGAGGC